GCTTCTACTGCTACGACAAGGGAATCTAACGTATGTATGATCTCATCAAGAGATGCAACAGTAACAGGATCGCAAGAAGCTAGTGATGCTGCTGGTAAGAGGTCAGAAATGGCTCACCAGCTTGCTATCATGGCTAAAGCTGTGAAAAGAGATATGGAAGAGGCTTTAACTCAAAATATCGCTAAAGTAACAGGTACGGCTTCTGCTGCCCGTCAAACAAGGTCTTTGGAAACTTGGTATCAAACCAACGTAAACAAAGCTTCTGATGGTGCAAATGGTTCTGCTTCTGCTGCTAGAACAAACGGAACAAGAAGGGATTTGACCGAAGATATGATCAAAGACGTTCAACAACAATGTTTCGCTAGTGGTGCAGAGCCTTCTATCTTAATGGTAGGCCCATATAACAAATCAGTTATATCTGGCTTCACAGGTAGAGCGCAAGCTAGACAGTTCGTAGATGCTAATACTATTGAAGCTTCTGTTTCTATATATTCTGGTGATTTTGGAGAACTCAAAGTAGTTCCTTCAAACAGAAGTAGAGAGCAGGCGGTTCACTTGTTAGACCCTGAGTTTGCAGCAGTAGCATATCTCAGAGACTTTGAAACTATTGATATAAGCACAATCGGTGATGCTGAAACCAAAATGATCGTGGTCGAATACGGCCTTGAGATGAGGAACGAAGCAGCACATGGTATTGTCGCTGATGTTAAAGTTTCATCTACTGACGCTGGTTAGTAAATAGTTTTGTGGGGGGCATAAGCTCCCCACATACTACAGATGACTAGAAAAACAATAATAGACACAAGTATCGGTGGTGAAGAAGTTTTTGCTACTGAGGACGATAAAATCGTCTATCACAAAAAACAAAACGTACAGCCTGTTGTAGAGCACTGTAAGAACCTAAGTGAGCAACAACCAGGTAAAGAGTTTCGTCATGTTGCCGAGATACCTATGGTAATATATCAACGCATGGTAAGGGATGGTTCTATAAATGATAAACAGGCCCTCAAAAAATGGCTGAACGATCCTGATAACCAAGCATTTAGAACTTGGAAAGGTAAAGTATGACTTACTCAGAACTTAAAACAAACATAGCAAACTATCTAAACAGATCAGATTTGACATCTTTTTTAGATATTTTTATAGACAATACAGAAGCGGAACTGAATAGAAGGCTCAGAACCAAAGATATGGTTAAAAGAGCAACCGCAACTGCTGACTCACAGTATCTAGCTCTGCCAACAGACTGGTTAGAAGCTATCAACGTGGAAATAACATCAAATAATTTTAGACCCTTGTTCCAACAGTCTATAGAATCTTTAGACGTTTACAGACAAGCTAATGACAATGTAACAGGATCACCAATATATTTTGCAGTTGTTGATAAAAGCTTAGAGTTAGCACCAACACCAGATACAAGTTATACGCTACAACTTACTTACTATGGAAGCGTAGATGCACTTAGCGACTCACAAACAACTAACTTTGTCTCTACAGGACATCCAGATGTTTACTTATATGGAGCACTAAAACACGCTTCTATCTTTCTTATGGAAGATGAGAGAGTACCTTTATTCACTGCACAATTTGAAAAAGCCCTAGAAGAAATGAGACTAGAACAAGAGAAAGCAGAGTTCGGTAAAGGTTCACTGATACAAAGACGAAGAACTTATGGTAAAGCGAGAAAAAACGTATATCATTTCAATAATTAGGAGAAACTATGTCAGGATTTAGCGATTATTTAGAGGACAAAGTATTAGAGCATGTTTTTGGTGGCAACGCTTTTACAGCACCATCATCTTTGCACGTAGCACTGTTTACAGTTGCACCATCAGACACAGGTGGGGGAACTGAGGTAAGCGGTGGCTCTTATGCACGTCAGACAGCTACATTCAATGTTTCTGGCACAAACCCAACCACAGCAACTAACGCAGCAGCAGTTGAATATCCAACAGCTACAGCAGACTATGGAACTGTAGTCGCAGTAGGAATATTTGACGCTTCATCAAGCGGTAACTTGCTTGCTTATGCAAACCTTACAGCTAGTAAAACTGTGAGCAGTGGAGATGTATTTAGGTTTGACGCAGGGGATATTGATATAACACTAGCGTAAACTTATGGCCACAGTAGGCTACGGGTTCGGAATATATGGTAAAGGACGTTGGGGAACTCCTGTTTACCATTTCGGGGAAGCCACATTACAAGGCACTTCGGCTGTAACAGCTACCGGTAGATTTGTTATTACAGGTGCAGCTACTTTAGCTGGTACATCTGCTGTAACTGCTACAGGTCGTTTTGTTATAACTGGTGCGTCAACCATAGCTGCAACATCAGCAGTAACAGCAGAAAGTTCATTAATACATGGTGGTGAAGCTACCATCGCAGCGTCAAGCAGTCTCAGCGCAACAGGTAGGCAGATAGACTTAGGTGCTTCTACTATAGCAGCTACGTCTGGTATGACGGCTACAGGTACGCAAATAGATCGTGGGGTAGTTATAGGCCCAGCAGTCTCAAATATGACTGCTACGGGAAGATTTACATTTATAGCAGAAGCAACAATAGCTGCATCGGCATCTGTTAGCGCAGTTGCAAGGCAGATTGACAGGGGTTCAGCCACCCTTGCACAAACATCTAGTCTTTCTGCTATTGGTGGATTAAAATGGACGGAAGAAGAAGTACAAGCTGCAACTTATACGGAACAGACAGCCACAGCGACTTGGACAGATCAAACAAATCCGTCCACGACTTGGACAAATTTAGACAACGATAAGGCAGCTTAGAGAGGAAAAACATGGCAGATACAAATACAACCAATTTAAGTCTAGTAAAACCAGAGGTAGGAGCTAGTACAGATACCTGGGGAACGAAAATTAATAACAACCTTGATAGCGTAGATGCTATCTTTAGTGCTACTGGTACATCCGTAGCAATGAACCTAGATGGGGCTGTGATTGACAGTTCTGTTATAGGGGGAAACACACCGGCTGCTGGTACATTTACTACCTTTACTTCAAACGGTATAGACGATAACGCAGATGCAACCGCTATAACGATTGATAGTTCTGAAAATACTACTTTTACAGGTAATGTAACTGTAGCTGCGGGTAAACACTTCACTACAGCAAGTGGCAATGACCTAAATATAGTTTATCCAGATACAAGAAGTTTATTTATAAAAGAAGCCAGTACAACTCATGTGGCTGTGGATAATACAGGCAACGTAGGCATAGGAACTTCAAGTCCTAGTGCTACATTACATTTAGCAAATGCAGGACCAAGTATTAAGTTAGAAGA